AAGACGGACGCGCTGCTGGCCGGCGCTCTGCGACACGTGCACGTGGCCGGCTTCGCCGCGCTGCTTTTGCGCCGCACGTTCCGCGACTTGAACCAGCCGACCGCGCTCATGGATCGCGCCAAGCGGTGGCTTTCCGGCACCGGGCCTGTGTGGAATGAACAGCAGAAGCGCTGGACCTTCCCATCCGGGGCCGTGCTGCAGTTCGGCTACTGCGACACCGAGCAGGACTTGCTGCAGTACCAAAGCGCTGAGTTCCAATACATCGCGATCGACGAGCTCACCGAGTGGCCGGAGTCTTGGTATACGTTCCTGTTCTCGCGCCTGCGGGGCCCCGTCGACCTCGACGTGCCCTACCGCATGCGTGCGGCCACAAACCCAGGCGGCCCGGGGCAGGAATGGGTGCGCAGGCGGTTCGGCATTCCCGAAGACGCCATCGTCGAGCGCACCATCGTCGGCGACGATCGCGCATTCGTCCCCGCGCGCGCGGAGGACAACCCGTCGCTGAACCTCGAGGCCTACGAAAAGTCGCTCGCGAAACTAGGCCCGGCCAAATACGAACAGCTGAGGTGGGGCCGGTGGATCCGGGATGGTGAGGGGCTCGTCTACGCGTCGTTCTCCCGCACCCGCAACGTCATCGAGGCGCTCCCAACAGACAACCGCAAGCGGCCGCTGTCCTGGAGCTACGCGCTCGGGCTCGACTTCGGAATCATCAACGCCAACGCGATTGCGGTGCTCGCCACGAGGCCGCACGACACGACCGTATACGTCGTTGAGGCCTACCGCTTCGAGGGGCTGCCCGACGATGTGGGCGCGGAGGTCACTAGGCTGTCCGCAACCTACAACTTCGAGGCGATCATCGGCGACATCGGCGGCATGGGGAAGGCCTTCCAGGCGGACCTGCTTACCCGCTTCGGCATCCCGGTGCGAGCAGCCGAGAAGCACGACAAGATCGGCTTCATCTCGCTCCTGAACGGCGCGCTCCACCGTGGGGAAATCAAGGTAGTCGGTGCACGATGTGGCGACCTCATCGGTGAATGGGAGGCGCTGCCGTGGGATGACAACCCGAACCGAAACGAGCGTCGCCAGCGAGAGGCGCCCGGCTTTGACAACCATGCAGCCGACGCGGTGCTGTACGCGTGGAGGTCTCGGCACGCCTACATGGCCAAGCCCGAGCCGGAACGACCCAAGACCCAGGTGGACGCGTGGAAGAAGGAGGAGGCCGAGATGCTGGCGCGCGAGGAATCGGAAGGGCGCCGCAGCCGTCTCGAGCGTTCGCACGGGCGCGGCTCGTGGAAGGACCAGCACGCTGTGACCAGCGGATGGTCCAAGTATCGCAAAGGCTGATTCGTGCGGGGCCCCGCGAGACGTGTGCCCCAGGGCGATTGGGGGGACTCACGGCGCCCGGCCCCGCACCGTTCAATGCTCGCACGAGCCGCCTCCCTGACATAACTTTGAGCGCGGCCGGGACTTGGTACAGAATGTCGCGAGTAGGCCTGGCCGCGGACCCGACGAGGAGCCCATGATCGAAAAGCACGACGAGGTCGAGTGCCTCTCCAACAGCCCCGCGTACGCAAAGCGCAAGGGTGTGGTGCTCGACGTCAAAGAGGACGAGCTTCACACGCACATGGTCACCGTTCGGTTCGATGGTGACGGCGAAGAGGTGACCTCCCCGGCCGCGCACTTCCATGCGACCGGCGTGAAGCGCGAAGCAACCGCAGCGACCGAGACGCCCTCTCACACCGACTGATCCGCGGCCGCCCAGGCCTCGGCGAGGACGCCGACGAACTCGTAGCGCTCGGAGAGCAAGACCCCGCCATTATCGTGATGGCCGCGCGCGTCGCCGCCATGCGCCTGCTCGGCGTGCAGCGATGGGGGGAGCTCGAGCTCGGCACGGCGCCTGTGCAGCCTCGGGCCGCGGCCAACCCCATGGGCGCCGAGGAGCAGGAGCGGGCGCGGCGGGCGTACACGACCAGCCGGGTTCGCACCGCGCTTCGCTCGAGCGGCATCGTCCCGCCCGATGAGTGGTTCGACCGATTCGCCGAGCGCGTGCCCATGGAGCAGATCAAGTGAGGCGCGCGCTGTCGCTCGAGGAGCTGAAGGCCGCGACCTACGGTACGTACGAAGACGACCCGCCCGCAGGCCTAGGGCATCGCGCGGAGACGGCTCGGCCCGAGCGCGGCCACGGCTTCGACGCCATCACGGTGCTGACGCGAGCCCGAGAGCTCGCAGGCGACCCACGCTTCGGCGGCTGCGCCATGGATGCGATGCGTCAGGCGGGACGAGAGCGAGACATCGACATCCACCGCGCATGCGTACTGCTCAAGCAGCGACGGCCCCCGGAGCGCATCGCCAAGCGTATTGCGGACGTGCCAGAAGTCGACCGCCCGGCGTTCCGTCGGCGCATGCTCCTCGACTTCGATGGAGCGATTGCCTACCTGCTCGATGCCGCGAAGCCGAACCTGCGCCGCACCGTGGCCGTGCGCGCCGCTCGTGACGCGCAGAACTGGGCCGGTCTGTCCTTCGAGGAGAAGGAGGAGCGATGGGCCGAGGTGTTCGCACGCGCCATGGAGGACCATGACCGTGATGGGCGCGCGCGCGGCATCAGCGGCGCGGAGCGCCTGGTCTCCGCCCCGAGGCCCACACAGAACGGCACTGTTCGGACGTTCGGCCCGCGCACCAACTGATGGCCACGCGCCCGCAGCAAGGCCGACAGATTCGATGGTGGAGGCCGGAGGCGCTCGAGCAGGGCAGCGACGCACGCGCTAACGCGCTCGCAGCAGACATCATGCTGGTCCGGGACCGGCAGCAGTACGTCGAGATGCTCCAGCAGTTGCACGCGATGCTCCACGGAGACCTGCCGCTGCTCGGCTTCGAGCCGCACTCGTACGCGCGCACTACAGCAGACTTCACCGACCGCCTTTCGCTCAACGTGGTTCAGAACCTGTCCCGCGCGGCCAACGCTCGCATCACGAAGAGCAAGCCAAAGCCGACATACATCGTGCAGGGGACGGACTGGGAAGGTCGGCAGAAGGCAGAGAACCTCGACAAGTACATGGATGGCCTGTTCCACGCGAACGAGCTCTATGCTGTCGGAGCGCGCGCGCAGCACCACTCCACGGTGTGGGGCACTGGGCACCTGAAGCACTACATCGATTGGACCGGAGGCAAGGACGGAGCGCCCAAGATCTGCAGCGAGCCGGCACTGCCTTTCACGCTCGTCATCGATGATGCGGAGGCGCAGCATCCGAACCACCTGCGCACGATGGGCGAGAAGCGGTACGTCGACCGCTACGAGTTCGCGTACTACGCCGAGCAGGTCCAGAAGCGCCGCGGGCTGCCACCCGAGTACAACAACAGCGTGCGCTCCCTCCGGCAGCGCGTGATCGATTCAACCATTGGGCCCGAAGAGGCGCGCGACCTGAACCTCCGAGCGACGGCCGACCTTGTGTGCGTCTACGAGGGGTGGCACCTGCCGAGCGGGTACGGGGCAGACGACGGGCGGCACGTGATTGCGCTGCACGACGTCTGCATCCTGGATGAGGAGTGGACGCGACGACGGTTCCCCTTCTCCCGAGTGCACTGGTGCGATCCGCTCATGGGCTACTGGGGAGTCGGCATTGCCTACCTGCTCACGGGCATTCAGATCGAAATCAACGAGATCCTCACGCAGATTGCGCGCGGGTATCACCTGATTCGAGGCAAGTGGCTCGTGGACCGGGCGAGTGGCGTGCTCGCGAGCCACATCAACAACGATCTGGACGCCATCATCGAGCATGTCGGCGGGCCGGAGATGCGGCCTACGTATGTGTCGCCGCCGCAGATCATCTCGCCCGAGATCTACCAGCACTTGCAGGGCCTCTACGGTTGGGCGCACGACATCGTCGCGATCAGCGAGTCGACGAGCCAGGGCACCAAGCCGGAGGGCGTTGAGAGCGGACGCGCGATCCGCACCATCGGCAACATCCAGAACGAGCGCCTGCTACCTGCGGCGAAGAGCTACGAGCACCTCTTCCTCGATACCGCCGAGTACTACGTCGAACTCTCCAAGGAGATTGCGCAGAAGCGGCCCGGGTACATGGCCGAGGCAATCGACAAACGTGAGCTCGTCTACATCAAGTGGTCCGAGGCGCTGCCCGACAAGTTCGTGATGAAGATGTTTCCGACGAGCGCGCTCGCGACGGAGCCGGGACAGAAGAAGCAGGACGTACAGGAGCTCATGCAACTGCAGGACGCGGAAGGTCACCCGCTCATCGACGGGGAGATGGGCCTCGATCTTCTCGACATGCCCGACACGCAGGAGTTCGCGCGTCGAAAGAACGGCTGGCGAAGGTGCGTGGAGATGGACATCTCGCGCATGCTGAACCACGGCGAGTACCGCGCTCCCGAGCCGGAGTTTCGCGTCGGAATGCCGGGACAGCCGAACCCGTCGCTCGAACTGGTCCGCGATGCGTACTGCGATGCTCGCGAGCGAGGCTACCCACAGGAGCGGCTCGAGCTCTTACGCAACTACATGGACCAGCTCCGCGAGCTTCAGCAGAAGGCCGCGCCTCCGCCCCCGCCCCCTCCGCCTCCCGGCCCTCCGCAAGGAGCTGGGCCTCCCGGCCCGCCTGGTC